ACAGCGTTTCCTGCTTCTGCTGTTTGAGTAATAAAATCACTGTAAAGAACTTCTGTTCCGTCACTAAGAGTAACAAAAGTATTATTACCATAAGTGTTAATTGGTAGTTCTGTACCGTCCGCTAGTTGAACTGTATCTTGTGTAAGGTCGTTTAAAGACTCTGTAATAGATTCTAAAGCACCAGACTCTTGTAAATAGTTAATAGCAGCTTGATCTAAACCTGCACGAAGGGCTGACTCAAAGGCTTTGCCTAGATCTACTTCACCAGTAGCCGCAAGTTGCATAGCTGCATTTGTAATACCTGCAGAAGCTCCTGAAGCAAGAGCAGTGTTACCACCAAATACAGGACCTAATGCTTCTGTTAAGGCACCACCAGCATAATACGACACAGCCGCTAAAAGACCTGCCTTTACAAAATCACCAGCGTCTGGATTTTCTATGTCTACGGTTTTTACATACGAAGAGCCGTTCCACTGAAACTTATCGCCAGTCTCACTGTAAACAACAGGACTAACGCCGTACTTTTGTAGCAATGCTGAGTTAACTTCAGAGTTGAGCCAGTCGTCATATGCTCCTTGTTGCAACATTAGCTCTGACTCAGCGGCTAAATTAGAACCTCCACTACCGCCTGTTGAAGTTATTCCAAGCTCACCGCCCTCTCCAACAGTCATTCCAATGTCTATTGCAGGGACTTCTACTTCAGTACCGTCTTCTAAAGTTATTGTTTCTGTAGGGCTAGTTATGTTTGCGGCACTACCCCAGTCACCGATTGTTAACTGACCCGACTGAAGCAACTGCTCACGTTCAGTCATGTACCCAAGGTAATTTTCAAACGTACCAAAAACTTCAGGCAGTCTGTTAGTCCGCTCTGGGTCGTTAAAGAAAGCTCGAAGTTCGCTTTCAGTAACTTGTTGTGGCTGTACTGTTTGCCCCCAAAGCTCTCCGGGCATGGCATCACCACGCTCTGAGCCTTCAATAAACGTAAAGGTCGTTTCTGGTGCTGGTGCTGTTTCTGGTGCTGGCGCAGGGTCTACAGCAGTTTCATCAAACTCCTGTGAGCCACCGGCAAACATAGTGTCGTCTGTTTTTGTATCGGTAGTCTTTGTGTCACCCGTAAGCATACCGCCAGACAAAGAAGACTCTGCCTGAGATAAAGTATCAAAACGAGTTACAGGGCCGTGAGTAGGATTAGAAAGCTGATAATCCTTGCGGTCATCCTGATCGTCAAAAATAATGCCGTCTACCGTCCAATAAGACATATTACTTCTTCCAGTTAGCCAGACCACGTAGGCCAAACGATGCCGCTACTGCCGCACCCAAGAATCCTTTGTACCACTCAGGCATAGCCTCTAATGCTTCAAACCCTGACATGACGACAGGCACCATAGAAGGAAAGAACGCAAGCACACATGGGATTGAAAACAAGATAGTGAACCACTCGTCTTTCCATGAACTACTTGCGTTGTTAGCGTGGATGTTTTCCCAGTTAGCGTCCTGCTGAATAGCTACCATCTTAGCTTCATGGACAGCTTTCTTTTCTTCTGCCTTGCGTTGGAAGTAACCACCAACAAGATCAGCTATTGGACCTACTAACGTCTGCCACATAAGTTACCTGAGTCCGTACATGACCAGACCGACAACAGCACTAACCAGTATCCATACAAAGCGTTCAGCAATCTTTACTGACTGTGCGTTGTAATTAACTATGTTCTTGATTTTGTCGAGATCTGTTTCTTGTTCGTCAAGACGGAACTCAAGACGATCAATTCTTGCACTACCTGCTACGAGCTTTTCGTCCACACGTGCAATCATAGACATGGCTTCAGTTAGCTTGTCTAGCTTGGCCTCAATGCGATTAAGACGTGTTGCTTGATCGTCCATAGTTATCCCCTATTACCAAGGCATACCGTCAGCAGATACAGGATTCTTCTGCGCTTCAATGTTAGCCGTTAGAGCCGCTTCAGTTGCCGCCTGATCGACTTCAGCCCAAACCCAGCCTAGTACTTCAGACTCAGTTAGATTGTCGTAGGGGACAAATGAAGGGTCTGCAGCGTCATAGGTAAAGCCACAGGTGCCATAGGAAGAAGCAGAGTAGTCTCCGTCTACTTCAGTTACACGCCAGTGTGCAACGGTTACACCGCCGTCTGATACGTTGCGTTCGAGGTTTGCGATAGTCCATGTAGCCATTGTTATGCTCCAAATACTGCGTTGCAGATAGCTTGTACGTTAGCGGGTTCTGATGACCAGTCGTCGCCAGAGTTAATTACATGACGGTGATACGACTGTGAAATTACAGCGCCGTCTTCGAGTACACGAGTAGCAGTGCGTACTTGAACGACAGAGCCGTCCTCTGTAGCTACTACTTCGATTTTGTCTGCTACTACTTCTTTAGTTAGTGACATTGTTGTCTCCTTAGTTAGTCCAGCCCCAGAGTCCACTGAGGCTATTTAGGGTTATGCGGCAATATATGTTCCAGTAAGTCTAGTTTTAGAGGCATGCGTAAGAGAGTTTGACACGTTTGTAATAACAACAGATAGGACTGTAGAGCTATCCAAGCCGACAAAGCCTTGAGCAAGTATATTGGCTCCATAAGCACTGTATACGACTGCCGTTCCTACTCCTGTAATTGTTTCTAAAGCGCTAGTTCTAGTAAAAGGTAAATTAGAAACTAAAACACGATCTCCTACATCTACTGTATCTGTAGAATCAAAATCTAAAATAGCAGTAAAGTAGACTAAACGACCTATTTTAGTATAGGTAGCAGAGTAGACAGGAGAGGCTCCAACAGTAAGGCCATTTACGCCTGTAACCGTAGGATTCCACGTCCCTTCCTCGTAGTCATCCAGCTTGTTCGCCGCCGCAGTACCGCCGAGGTACGCACCGCCTGACAGGTAGAGGTCTTTCCACCTAAAGCCACTAGCGCCTAAATCATTAGCTCCATCATTTAGCGTAGTTCCTTTATATGGCAATATTTCAGTAGAGCCACACATTAAGCCTGCATGACTAGAGTCACCAGTGATGTACAAGTTGTCGCTGTTGTCTACACCAATACTACCGACTGTTGTGCCATCTTTGCTGAATACTGCAATATTGCCGTCAGAGCTTATTCTGTTAAGGTATGCAGGTGCATCGTTTGACTTTCCTGCAAAAATATATCCGCTACCTAATAAAGCTACGCCAGATGTTGTGCCGTTATATACGTCCGAAGTGGTAGTCCCAATCAACAAGTTGCCGCTTGAGTTGATGCGCATGGCTTCTGAGCCACCGATTCTCCATGTAATTCGCGTACCTGCCTCAAGATCTGTAGTGAACGCTCCGCTGTCCGTTCCCATGTATGCGGCTCTACCGTCGGTTCCAGTGAACTCTAGTAAAGCAGACGCACTAGCTTTAACAGTGTCTAGATCATCAATGCGTATTCTTGCGCTACCCGTAGAGGCTACATGCAAAGCTTGAGCTGGCGAAGCCGTACCGATGCCAAAGTTATTTTGGAGGATATAACTAGGCGTACTAGAAGCAGTCGAAAATTTAACTCTAGCCTCTCCGCTAACGCCCTCTCTAATAATAAGTTCGCCTCGGTTAGCCGCTCCGCTGACTGTGTTAAGTTCTATAATGTCATTGTTGCTAGGCCCTTCAATTAATAGCGAAGAACCACCAGAGGCGTCCGAAATGGTTAGCTTAGAAGAGGGCGAACTCGTACCAATCCCCAAAGACTCCGCAGACGCATCCCAGAAGAACTTCGCAGTCGTGCCAGTGTCTTCGTAGAAACTGATGTCTCCGTTGTCAGCAATTTTCTGACGCAACTTGGGAGTTGTTTGCCCAGAAAACAGTTGAATAGAGTTTGCAACACCTGTCGAGCTTCGAGGAACTAGCAATAAATCTCCAGCTAAAGAACCTAATCCGCCACTGTCATGAACACCTACAAATGCGTCTGTTGAATTGCTAATTGATGCGTCTATTAAACCTGCTTTTAAAGACAAGCCGCCAGACGACGATTCATCTGCTGAACCACTAAATTTAGACCCGCCATCAACAGTCAAACCATCAGCCGTCACAGTACCCGTTACGTCAATGCCTGTGGAGGTGGTGGCTAGTTTGGCTGAACCGTCATAGTAGATTAATGAAGCGCCTTCGTCCAAGCCAGCAAAAGAGTTTTGCCAGCCGCCAAGCCCGTCTGCTGTTTGTATTCTAAGAGTGCTTGATCCACGTATATGTAAATTACCACCTCCTTCATCTACAACGAAACTACTACTACCATCATGATAAATCTGTAGGTCAGAGCCAGCACCGAAGATGGCCTTGTCGTTGTCACCAAAGGTCATATCACCAGAAGTAACAAAGCTAGTACCAGTAATGGTTGTGCCTGTAATGGCACCAGCACTTGAGCCGCCAATGGTTACACCATCAATCGTACCGCCGTTAATGTCAGCAGTATCAGCCACAAGGCTGTCAATGTTGGCCGTGCCGTCAATAAAGAGATCATTCCACTCTGCGCCGGATGCACCCAAGTTATAGGTGTCGTCAGCAGAAGGGATAAGGTTAGAAGCAATGTCTGCCGTAACGGTTACAGTGTCTGTAGCGGCGTTGCCCAGAGTTGTATTGCCGTTGACAGTAAGCCCGTCAATAGTAACGGTGCCTGTGAATGTTGGGTCTGCGGCGTCTGCTTTAGTAGCAATCGCTGTCGCAATGTTATCGAATTCTGTTTCAAACTCTGAACCACGAATGATCTTGCCAGAGTCACCAGACGGCAAGGAATCCTTGGCTTCAAAGTCAGTAGTTTTAGTGTAATTGCTAATGGGACTATCCTCCTAAGAAGTCCACAACTGTTTGTAGATCTTCTAATGTAAAGTTGCATTTAATTCTGTTTGCTTTCCATGAAATAATCTGACAGTTGTCTTTAACGTATCCTTTTGTACTGTCTATTCGATCTATAGAAGGGCTTTTGTCTCTTTCTTGACGAGTTCCCCATTCAAACTTAAAACCAAAAACAGGACAACAACCTTCTTTTGGATACATCTCTAACACGTCTTCTACAGTTAAATCAAAATCTAAATTCTTACGTTTAGCTCTTGCCTTAGCTGCGTGGTAAAGTTGTTTTAAACGCCATTCGTTGTTGTTAATGTAAACAGCACGATAATCTTTAGGTATTTCGTGTTTTCTTCTACACTTTATGCAGCGTGAATGTAAGCCATCTTTAGCATACGAGTCTTTGTGAAACTTCTTATAAGGTTTTTCCACCTTACATGTAGTACATGTTTTCATGGTAACTCCTGCACGAGTTATAAAAAAGGGTACTAAGTGGTGCAGCACCGTTCCCCTTTAAAGGTTTTATGCAGATGGTACTGCTAGTACGAAACCAGCTTCAGGACGGTACACTTGAACACCGTACAGGCAATCTGCTGTGTACAGAGTTGAGAGGTATTCCTGCTTGTACTGAGTCTGTGAACGTACAGACATCTGCTCTGCAAGGACGATAGCGTCACGGTGGAACAGCATAGCCGCACGAGTGTCTACAGAAGATGCAGTGTTATCACCTGCCGCTTCGATAGTTGCACAGTTAGCTGATACGTAAACGTCTACACCGTAGAGGTTACCGATAAGGCCAGACTGGACTGACTGACCAGATACGAAGTCAGAAGACACGTAGCGGTCGATGCCCATGATGGCGTTACGGGTTGCAGGTGGGATAACGAGTACACGATCTTCCATTGGTACGTTGTTGTCGTCCAACTTCTGGATCATGTCACGGAAGAACGCATCAGTGAACTCGTCGCCAGCTACAAGAGTGTCGTCGGTGTACTGAGTAGTTGTACCGTTGTCGTTAAAGAAACAACCGCTGTGCTGGTAGTCAGTAGGCGCTACAGAGCCAGAGAATACAACAGCACCACCGTCACCAAAACCAGTACCGCAAGAGTGCAGGTCGGTGTCGATCTTAGTAGCAAGCGCATAACCAGCATCTTCAGTGTAGAACTGACGAAGGCTGTTAAGAGCTTGTACTTCTACGATGTCTTCGATAAGACGTGAGTACTCGAAGTGACGGTCGATATCAACAGTCAATTCGCCTTCAGTGTTTGCAATGATAGTGACAGCAGTGTCAGCAGTCTTTACATTTGCGTCGCCACGTACAGGCTTTGGAATGTGAAGCTTGTCACCCTTCTTGCCAGACATAGTGATCTTCTTGACAAGAGGAGCCATCTTCAGGTTCTTTTGGTAAGCGGCAATGATCTCGTCGCTCCAGATTTCTGGAATAAACTTGTCCGCTTCAGTCTTCGCAGTAAAACCGGCTGCGCCCGGATAAGTTGCAGTAGCCATGTCAATCTCCTAGATTATTTGACTCGACCCTCTGCGTATGCCTGTAAAATCTCAGGTGATAAGGCTTGATAACGCTCGGGGTCTGTTTTCATTAGTTTAATAATGTCGGCCCTGCGATATACCTTCTTACGACTACCTTCAGCACTACCTCGTGCATTGCCTGTATTAGCTGCCTTCAGTTGTTGCTTACGTGCCTGTTTTTCAACATTGGCAGTCTGCTGTGCTACTGTTTTACGTTCTTTCCAGAGTGTAAACAGTTCGTCAGCAGAGTCAGCATCGTACTGTTGGTCAGCCGCTACAAACAACTGAGTCCTAATCTTTGAAGCTTTAATCCACTCAGCAAACTTAGGATCACTAAGGATCTGTTGCATGTCTGGGTGTTTGTTGTTTAGAGCAGCCAAAGCAGATTGTTTCTTATAGTCTGCTGTGTACTGTTCTGCTTCTCTTATCTTAGGATGATTCTCAATTGCACGGTTGACAGCCGCTTGAGGATCTGTAAAATAGTCTATATCGTCTTCAGGCTCAACATGCTGTGGTTGAGGTGCTGATTGTGTTTGACTACCAATATAGTCATCCACGACTTTACGAAGTTCGCCTACTTCAGAAGACTGACGACCAAGGAGCTTCTCAGCCTCTTGGTGCATTTGTACTACTTCTTCTAAAGACTTACCTTGGTACTTCTCTGGTAAGCTTGGCTCTTCTACTTGAGGTTGCTCAACTTCTTCTGTTGCTTCTTGTTGAATCTCATTAACTTCGTTTTGTTCAATGGTGTCCACATTATCCTCTTCAGGTTGTGAATCAATCATCATTGCTCTTGACATTATTAAACTCCGTGATCGTTATCATTATGGAGACTTCTTTCTACCTGCTTGTTCGTGTTCTCGTACCCATTTCATATGCCGTCCGGGGAAGTCCCCAGAGTGGCCTTCAAGTACAAAAGACGGGGCAGATACCATTTTAGTAGCATTGGAGCCACAACCGCACCTACTGGTTGTGACACCGGACTCTACCATTTCTTCAAAGACATGTCCGTTTGTACAACGGAAGTCATAGATTTTAAACATCTACAGGACCTTTTTCTTCTGCTTCAGCTTGATCTCTGGCAGCTTCTATAGTACCCTGAAGATTAATTACAGTAGCAAAAGCAGCGACTTGACCTTTACGATAGAAGAGTTCCTCTACGTCTTTTACAGTCTGAATATCAGCCAACTGTTGTGCATTATTAGATAACTCTTGAACGAGTTGTTTGAAACCTTCGGAATTGAAGAGTTCGTTGTAGTTGTCGAAGTAGGTTTCAAGCTCGGGTGTCATAGTTTCCTCTAAAGTTGTTTAACTATAGTTTTATTATAGCATACTTTTTAAAGAATGTCAAGCTTTTCTTGTAGACTTTCTTCGTTTACCTGAGGCTGTAACTGCATGTTTAATAGTTTTGGCTTTAGCCATTACTTACCTCGTCGGCTTCCTGTACCTTTGCTGCGTGTTGCGGGCATTGGCTTCTTTTTCTTTTTTGCTGGTGGTCGTCCTACTTTGTTTCCGTATGTTCCGGGTCCCATTGGCATAACTATCTCCTTACCATTTTTTGCACGACCAGTATCGTGCCGTTAGTTTACTGGGTGGGTTTGTGTCACACTTGTGACGTGCTCTAAACGACTTACGTCGCGCTGGTTGGTCTTTCTTAATAGTCATCTTGGCGTCACCAAAACGAATAGTCTTAGTCTTGTCACCTTCTTTTGCTACTACTACAAACTTCTTAGTAGGATGATTAGGTGTCCGCTTTGGTTTGTTGTACCCGCTTACGCCCGCCCGTGCTAGTTTTGGATCCTTCTTTGCTGGCATTTTGTAATTCCTCTACTTGCTTTGTTAACGCCTCAATACGGGCTTCCAAAGGGTCTACCATCTTTTGCATTTTGTTAATGACGGCTTGAAACTCTCTATCTGTAAACATGTTTTATCCTTAGTTATAAGGGAACCATTCGCCAAACTCTCGTATGTACGTAAAGATGGCAGTTGTGTCAACGGTACTAAGTGTTACTGTAGTACCACCAAATTCGTCACCTGACGTGTTGTACTCCGCTACGTTATAAAACGCAGAAGAAGAAGTTATGTTTATGTCTCCTACAATCTTAACAGTGTTAGAAGTAGTCAACTTGACCATGACTGTTTCACGGTCTTTAGGTGTTTTATTTAAAATGATAGTTACGTCAGCACTACAACGTAGTACCTCAGTACCTGACGTAGTATGGTCGCTAGTAACCTCAAAAGGTACTGCTGTAGCTAAGTCGGCTCTGGACTGTGGTATATAGCTCATTAGATTGCCAACCACTCTTTAAATTCTTGGATATACACTAAATGCAGTGTTGTGTCGTCTTGTTCAACAATAAGACTTCTAGCACCAAACTCATCCACATTGTACTTAGCTACGTCGTAGTACGACATGTTGACTACGTTAATCTCGCCAACAATATCAATGCGTGCATCTGTACGGCAGTTAACAATAACCGTCTCACGGTTTTGAGGGTGCTGCCTTAAATTAATGACAACGCCTTCAGTAACTTTAAGGATCTCAGAGCCACCTGTTGTATGCGCCGTGGTTACTATCTTAGCGGTAGCGTTCTTAAGGTCTGCGCGACTAGCCATACTACCCATAGAAATGTTGTAGACATTAGGCGCTTGAGCCTCGTTAATGTCCTTCACGGAGCCTGCGTCGATTTCTTCACCGTTAGTAAGGGTCAACACTAAATGCCCGTCAAAGTCCACTGAAGCGTCCTCAACGCCTACTCCAGTTTCTCCGTCAGCGCCATCAGCACCGTCCTTACCGTCAACACCGTTTTTACCGTCCTTGCCAGCAGGTCCAGTGTCTCCTTTGTCACCCTTAGGTCCTTTTTTACCTGTAGGGCCAGCGTCTCCTTTGTCGCCTTTTTCTCCACGAATAGCTTCTACTGCCTGTATTTTAGACAGTAGTTTATCGTAGATGGCTGCTAATTTAAGGTCCACGTTCATTCTTGGTTAAGACGTTGCATCAACATTTGTTCAGCCTGACGTGTTTCTTCGTCACGCTTTTGGACTTGTTGGTTACCTTGCTCCTTAGCTTTAACTTCACGCTCTTTGAGTAATGTTTCTGCTACTTTCATACGACGTTCAAACTCTCTGTCGTCCTGATCACCTTCTTTTAGGTTACGTGTAATAGCATTGATCTTGTCAATCTCAAGCTCTTGAGGAACTGCCTGAGCCTCAGCAGCCAGCTTAGTAGCCCTAGCCTGTGACTCTTGCGCCTGTGCAGCCAGTGCTGCTGTCTGGGACTGCTGGAACTCCATCTGTGCTTGTTGTGCCGCCATTTGCATCTGCTGTGCTTGAGGATTAGGCTGCATAGCTTGTTGCATTGCTGCAAGAAGTTCTTCACGGTTAGACAAGTTCATGTTGTCAATAATGCTTTGGATCAACGTGTTGTACAATGGAGAGTCTTTTTGCATAGTCTGTAGTAGTTGTACAAGCTGAGTTACTTCGTACTCACGGGCAATAATACCCAAAGTACTGCTTGCGTTAAACTTGTAGTCAGCTACAGGGTAGTTCTCAGGGTCAAACTGCATGTAACGATAGGCAGCTTTTTTGACAAAAGGAATTAGGAATGACTGTTGGAAGTTAATCAGTGTCCGTTTATGACGTTTAATAATAGCGCCAAGAGACATACTGATACCAGCGGCAGTAGCCTCGCCGTTAACCTGACCTGCAATTCCTGCTGAGTCAACGGCTCCTGTTGCTTGCTGTACCATCTGCTGCAAGGCTCCGGCCTGAGCAAAAGTAATTTGACTAACTTGACCAAAGTTGAAAGGTTGAAGTACTTCACGTGGATCTCCGTTGGTTAGGATCATCTTACCCGGACGTACTTCTGGTTTAGCACCACGTGGTAGACGAGT